CATGTGGGCTCCGACCGTGGACAACACCATCGCGGCGTTTGTCTGCGGCGCGGCGGCGGCCATCAACTTTGAGGAAACGAATGGGCGCATCACGTTCGCGTTCAAGGGACAGGCCGGGCTTGTGCCGGGCGTGACCGACGCGACGACGGCCGACAACCTCATCGCGAACGGTTACAACTTCTACGGCGCCTACGCGACGGCCGCGCAGTCGTTCCAAGAGTTCCAGAACGGGCAGGTATCGGGCGACTGGCTGTGGCTCGACCCGTACATCAACCAGATTTGGTTCAACAGCGCGATGCAGACCGCGCTTATGAACTTCCTCATCAACATCAAGTCGCTCCCCTACACCCAGAAGGGTTACGGCTTGGTACGCGCGGCGTTGCTCCCGGTTATTACGCAGTTCAAGAACTTTGGCGGCATTCAGGCCGGTGTGATCCTGAGCGCGGGACAGGCGGCCGAGGTCAACAACGCGGCCGGCGTGGACATCGCGGCCACGTTGCAGAATATCGGATGGTACTTGCAGATTCTTGACCCGGGCGCGACGGTTCGCGCGAACCGGGGCTCGCCGGTCTGCACCCTGTGGTACACCGACGGCGGCAGCATTCAGAAAATCAACCTCGCGTCAATCGACGTTCTCTAATCGCGAGCGGGCACTTAAGGAGTTCCTACGATGGCGCGGACAATCACTAGTGCGAACAGCGTTTTGACGCTGTCGGCCCCGGACGTCAACCCCGTTCCGGTCAACATTCAGGGGTATGCGACCGACGAGGCGTTCGATAACGAACAGGTCGACGTCGCGGAAACGGTCATGGGCGTCGACGGCAAGATGTCGGCGGGGTTCATCCCGTTCATTACTAAAATGCCGATCACGCTGCAAGCGGACTCGCCGTCAATCGAGTTTTTCGATCAGATTCTCGGCGCGAGCATCGCTTCGCAGGAAGCGGTATTCGTGCAGGGGTCGTTGATCCTGCCGAGCATCGGCAAGGCGTGGAACTTGGTCAACGGGGTGCTGACCCGCGTCAAACAATTCCCGGGTGCCAAGAAAATCTTGCAGCCCCAGATGTTCGAAATTAACTGGGAGAGCGTGCAGCCCGCTCCGCTCGTGTAGCCCATGTCTCGCCGCACTACTACCGTCACGATTGAGGCCGAGGGTCGCGACCTCGGCGCTCAGTTTCTCTTGACCGAAATGCCGGCCGACCAAGCCGAGCGTTGGGCAACGCGAGCCCTCCTCGCGCTGACTACCTCCGGGGCCGAAGTCCCCGACGATCTTAAAAGCGCGGGCATGGCCGGGCTCGCTGCGTTTGGCGTGGGCGCACTGTCGAAGTTGCGCTACCACGGGGAAGTCGAGGACTTGCTCCGTGAAATGTTGACGTGCGTCAAGTACGTTCCGAAAAAGGGCCCACCGCTCCCGCTCGGCGAGGGCGATATGTGTCAGGTCCAAGAGGTCGCGACGTTCTTCACATTGCGCAAGGCGCTCTTTGATTTGCACTTGGGTTTTTTGAAGGCCGACGAGCCCCTGATTTCGACGGGCTCCCGTCGGGCGCGCTCGGCCTAGTCCTAGTCGATTACGTCAACGTTCCGCGCACCATCGGCGCGGTGATCTCGGCGAATCGGGCAACGCTGGTAGAGTTGCAGACGATTTTAGGTGTACGGGATTTGTACGATCTACTTGAGATTGTCTCAGTGGACAGTCACAACATGCGGCTTATCAGGGCGGCGTCAGAGGCGGAGGCGGACAACTCGTGAGTACCACCGTCGTCGACCAACTGATAGTTACGCTCGGCCTCGATCCGACCCAATTCAAGAAGGGTCAGAAGGAAGCCGCTAAGGCGTTGCTCAACGCCAAGGACGACACCAAAAAAGCCGGAAGCGAAATGGGGCGGGCGCTCGATGAGGCCGCCATCAAGGCTACCAAATTTTTTCTATCGTTCGAGGCGGCCACCAAAATTGCAGGCTGGCTCGGGCAACTGACCGATGCCGCCGCGAACATGTCGCTACTCTCCCGGCGTACGGGTGAGAGTGTCCACGAGCTAGACGTATTCTCGCGCGCCGTTAAGATCAGTGGCGGCTCAGCGGAGGAGGCGCTCGGGCTCGTCAACAGTCTGACTCAGGAAATGACAGCAGCGCAGGCGGGCGGCGCCCTCTCGCCGTTCCTGCAAACCGCTCAGGCTATTGGTGTTGCATGGCGCGACGCGAATGGGCAGTTGCGCCCGGCGATTGACGTTATCAAGGATGTCGGCCGCGCCGCTGCCCAGAACGGCCCGCAGATTGGCGCGATGCTCCTCGGCCGCGCCGGAGTCTCGGGCGGTGTGGGCGATTTCCTCTTGCGTCAGCGCTCGGAACAGGAAGCGATCCTAAAGCAAGCGCAGGAACAGTCCGTACTCGACGACAAAAAGGCCAAGGACGCCGACGAGCTTCGCAAGACGTGGAACTCGATCAAGGACGCGATTGACGCAATTGGATTCAAGCTCGCCACTACGATAGGCCCGATTCTGGCGGATGCGGCGAAGTCAACTATTGACATGCTCAATCGGTTGGCAAACGACGCCACCGCGTTGACGGCTTTGCACGAGATACAGGTCGCGTTCCGCGCAATCTACGATGTCATTAAATTGATTATTGACGGGTGGACCCAACTGGTTAACCTCGTCTCGGGGACAAAGTTTGGCGGCGCGTTCGGCAAGTTTGTCGACCGCAAGCTCGGCATGTTTAACGCGGGGGCGGAGTTGCTCCGTCGCTATGCCGAGCACGGGAATTTAGACCCTGACGCTCCGGCAGCAAGCGGCGCGACAGGAACGCCCAACGATCCCCGCACGCGCGGACTTCGGAACAACAATCCCGGCAACCTGCGGCTACCCGGCGGGCAGCACGATAAGGACGGATTCAGCGTGTTCCCCGACCTCGCCACGGGTGAGCGCGAGGCGGCCAAGCAAATACAGCGCTATGCGGCGCGTGGAATTCAAAGCGTCGAGGGTATCGTATCGACCTACGCGCCGCGCAAGGATCACAACGACACTGAGTCTTACATCAACACCGTCGCCAAGAAACTTGGCGTTGACCGTAGCGCGACACTCTCGCCGGACATGATGGCGCAGCTATTGGCCGCAATGTTCCGTGTCGAGTCGGGGCCGGGTGCCCCGGGCGTTGCGCAGATTTCGTCTGTGCTCGGAGCGCAGCGCTTCGGGCAGGTAGGCCCCACTCCGACCGGCACCGTGAGCACGGGAGGCAAGAGCGCCGCGACGAACGTAACCGAGATTGGCAGTATCACCGTGTATACGCAGGCGACTGACGCGAACGCGATTGCTCATTCGCTGCGCGGCGCCATCGTGCGTAAGAACCTCGCGGCACAGGCCGACGGGGGTCAGTCGTGAGTCTGCCCATTCTCTTTCCGAACGTGCCGAACGTTCCCGGCGTGCCCCAGTTGGCGCGCTCGGGGCTGTTCCCGGTGACACCTCAGCCCGAACTCGGGAACCCGGCGGTACAGGGCGCCCTGTGGCAGAGCGCGGCCGGAGCGCCCACGTGGGGGGTGTTCGATAGCAAGGGGAAGCTAGTTCTCGATCCCGACAACATCATGAATTTCGACAATCGCAACGAGTGGCGGATTTCCACGTACCCGGTGCAGCAAGGGCAATTCGCGCAGTACAACAAGGTAACGGTACCGTACGAACTCTCGGTCCGCATGACCAAGGGAAAGACCAAGACCGACCGCAAAAACTTCTTAGCGGCGCTCGACAAAATCGCCCAGTCCCTCGACCTCTACACGATTGTGTCGCCCGAGCGCAGCTATACGGGCGTCAACGTCACCCGGTACGAAGTCTCGCGGCGCGGGGTCAACAGTGCGTTTTACTTGAACGAGGTTGATGTTTACTTTATTCAAATCCAAGAGGTGCAACCGCAGTACAGCACTACGGGGCAATCGACGGCGAACGCTCAGGACCCGACCGCATTCGATCCCGTTAACGGCGGACTTGTCCAACCCCTGACCCCGGAGGATTTTTCGTCAGCCGGTGGTGCGCTCGCGCAGTTCCCCGACACTACCCCATTCGTGGACGTTCCCTAATGCTCGTTGTGCCGCTCGTGCCCGTCCCGTCGCAGACGCTTGCAATCGTGCTGGCTCAACAGAACTGCGCGATCAACCTCTACACGCGCGGGGCGTTTCTATACTTCGACTTGAGCTACAACGGAATCGACGTGGTGACGTGCCGCATTTGCCGGAACGTACAGCGCCTCTTGCGCGACGCCGGATATCACGGGTTCATCGGCGACTTTATGTTTCTGGACTTGCACGTGGCGGACCTTATTAACGGTGAGGACCCCGCGTACTCCGGGCTCGGCTCGCGGTTCCAACTCGTGTACCTAGAAGCGAGCGACCTGCCGTGACCGGCAAAAGCTACGTTGAAAAGCTCATGCGGGTGACGTTCGTCCTTGAGAACAACGCGAAGTTTCCCGGGACGAACTCCAACACGCTCAAGCTCGAAGGGCTGCGCACGGGGCTTCGCGCCAAGAGCGCGGGCTTCCCGGCGTTCCCCGACGCAGAAATCCTCGTCTACGGCATGGCGCTCGCGGACATGAACGCGCTGGTTTCTCTCGCGTTCCAGCCGAATCGCTGGACCCAAAACAGCGTGCTCGTGGAAGCGAACTCCGGCAACGGTTGGTCGGTCGCGTACTCGGGGCAAATCCTCGATTGCTTCCCGGATTACTCCGGCGCGCCTGAGGTGCCGCTCCGACTCAACTCGCGCATGTTGTGGTATCAGAGCATTGCGCCCGCGACGCCCGTGAGCTACACGGGCGCAACGGACGTCGCGACCATCGTACAGGCCATCGCTACCAACATGGGCTTTGCGTTCGAGAATAACGGCGTCGACGTGCAGTTGAGCAACCCCTACTTTCCGGGTTCACTCTCGGAACAGTTGCGCGCGGTGTGCAGCGCTGCGAATATCGCGCTGTACCTCGACGCGGCGGGTGCTCAAGGTGGGTCGCAAAACGCTCAGGCTTCGCCGGTTGTTGCCATCGCCCCTTTCGGTAAGCCGCGTAACGTGCCGGTGTGGAATATTTCACCGAAAAACGGGCTTGTCGGATATCCGATGCGAGACGCTAACGGGTTCATCAACCTGCGGACGCTCTATAATCCCGGGTACCGTTACGGCGGTTTACTCAATCTGTCCGAATCGGGAATCGTCAACGCGGCCGGATTTCCCGCCTACGATATCAACACCGGGAACTGGCTGATATCGCGCGTCGAGCACCACCTAGAGGCCAAGAAGTTTGGCGGAGACTGGTTTAGCGACTTGCTCTGTTATCCGCCGGGTGTCAAGGCCGGGGCGTTCTCAACATGAGCGCGAGCCCACAGGCCGCCGGCCAGCAACTGCTCACGACGACTCACGACGAGTACAACGCGCTCGTGTTCGTGATCTCGCAGTATCTAACCAAGGTACAGACCGCGACGCTCGTCAAGGTCGTCGCGTGCACCAACGACGGCGGCGTGACTGCCGTCGGCAGCGTGGACGTTCAACCCCTCGTCAACATGAAAGCGGGCGACGGGACCATCGTTCCGCACGGTCAGATTTTCGGCCTCCCGTACTTGCGTATTCAGGGTGGCGCTAATGCGCTGATCCTCGATCCGCAACCGGGCGATATCGGCATCGCGGTGTTTGCGTCGCGGGATATTTCGTCGGTCAAGGCCAACAAAGCGCAGGCCAACCCGGGATCGTTTCGCACGTTCGATTGGGCCGACGGGCTCTACCTCGGGGGAGTCCTTAACGGTGTGCCCACGCAATTTGTCGAGTTTGCGACGGGCGGAATCACGATCACGTCGCCGACCAAGATCACGCTTAACGCGCCCGAGGTCGACATCGAGGCGTCGACGTCCGTCACGATCAACTCGCCCGCGATCACGATTGAGGGCGGCGGCACGAGCGTCGACGGTAAGGTATTCTTGACGCATACTCACACGGGAGTCGTGTCGGGTGGGGCGGACTCGGGACCGGTCACGTGAAAACGCTTCTTCTCGATACGGGCGCGTGGGATCTTGTCGCGGATGCGGCGGGCAACATTGCGCTTGCGGCCGAGCCGTACGCGCTTGCCCAAGACGTCGCGAGCGCTATTCGCACATTCCTCGGCGAGGTGTGGTACGACAGGACGCTCGGTATTCCCTACTTCGAACAGATCCTCGGGAAAACTCCGCCGGTGACGCTGTTCGAGGAGTACATGATTAACGCGGCGCTGACCGTGCCCGAGGTGGTTTCGGCAACGTGCGTGATTGAGAGCTACTCCCGGACTACTCGCAAAGTGCAGGGTCAAGTACAGTTCGTCGATTCGTTCGAGCAAACGACAGCGGTGAGTATCTAACATGCCTACGGCAGTACCCCCGATTGAGTTCACCCCCGAGGGGCTTGTACTCCCCACGGCCGCACAGGTTTTGGTAGGCGTGCAGACCGACCTTAACGCCGCGTTCGGTGGAAACCTGAATCCCGCGCTCAACACACCGCAGGGGCAAATCGCGTCGAGCGAGACTGCCGTTATCGTCGACAACAACAATTTGTTTGCCGAGTTCGTGAATCAGGTCGACCCCGACACGGCCGACGGGTTCATGCAAGACGCTATCGCGCGTATCTACTTCCTGACGCGCTCGCCCGGTGTGCCCACGAACGTCGAATGCGTTTGCACGGGCCTGTTCGGGACGGTGATTCCGATTGGCGCTCAGGCGCTCGACACGAGCGGCAACCGCTACGTGTGCACGAGCGGCGGGGTTATCGGCTCGGGCGGTAACGTTACGCTCGCGTTCGAGAACGTCGTCAATGGCCCGATCCCGTGTCCGTCCAACACACTGACCGTGATCTATCAGGCGATTCCGGGTTGGGACTCGATCAACAACACCGGCCCCGGAACCGAGGGCGCCGACGTGGAAACGCGGGCCGCGTTCGAGTTCCGCCGCCAACAGTCTGTCGCGTTGAATGCGCACGGGTCGCTCCCGTCAATCGGCGGTGCAGTGTTTGACGTCGAGGGGGTTATCGACGTTTACGTGACCGAGAACGTTACGAACACGACGCAAAACACCGGGTCGACTAACTACCCGCTCGCGCCGCACTCCCTGTATGTCGCCGTGGTCGGCGGAGAGGATCAGGACGTAGGCCAAGCGATTTGGAACAAAAAGGACGTCGGCTGCGATTACAACGGGAACACTTCCGTGACCGTCGCGGACCCGAGCTACAGTTTCCCTCAGCCCACGTATACCGTGACGTTCGAGAGGCCGCCCCCGCTCGCGATCAAATTCGCCGTGGACATATCGAACTCGGCGGCGCTGCCGGCAAACATCGTCGACTTGACCAAGGCGGCAATCATTGCCTCGTTCAACGGTGTCGACGGCTCGCCGCGTGTCCGCATCGGATCGTTGCTCGTGTCGTCGCAGTTCTACGGTGCGGTACAGACCATTGGCCCCGAGGTCTCGATTATCAGCATTCTCCTCGGGAGTTCCACGCCCACGCTGACCGCGCAGCAAATCGGTATTGACGAAGCGCCTACGGTGCAGGCGTCGGACATCACGGTAACGTTGGTCTAAGCCATGCCGTCCGCAGTCACACCGATCATTGCCGGGGGCAATCTTGGCGTACAGCTAGTTTCGCCTTCCGTATCCGGAAACGTCATAACGCAAGCGTTTTCGCAAGGCGTTGCGCAACCCCCCTCCGCGAGTCCGGTAATTGTTGGGATATTCGCGGGCCACGCTGACGTATACCCAACCTCGATAAGCGCTACTTACGCGGGCCTCCCTGCGACGGCCATTTGGGTCGAGCAAAACCCGAGTGCGACTTCGACCAACCGACCGTTGATTGTGGTTCAATGCCTGCCCGGGCCGAGCGACACGTACTCGGGCGCAGATTTCGTCGTTACACTCAACGGGTCTAGTTCGTTTTTCGTACAAGGCGCGGTCGGCTTCGTCGCTACCGGCGTTGACCCCGGCACCACTCTTGCCGATGCGGTTTCGACGAATGCCGGCGTCGTGTCGCCGTTCTCAATTACAAATCCGCCGATATCTGCTCTTGAATTTGACATGATCGCCTCGGCTGTAGTCATTCAAGAGGCGGTCGGCGGCGGCCCGTATGCATCCACCTCTGCGCCTGCGATTACAGTTGATAACTCCTTGGTATTTACCGGCGGCGTCGGGTACTGCATGGGGTATCGCGTATGTGTTGCTAACGAAACCAACGCGGTAGAGTGGGAAAAAACCGGCACCACACTAAGTGACCAAGACGCGCAAACGGTCGTCATCCGCCTGCGCGCGAGCCTCCCGCAAGTACCCGTGCCGGATATCGTCGGGCTCAGCCAGTCTGACGCAACCGACGCGATCATCGCGGCGCAGTTGGTCCCCGGGAACATCACCGAGCTAAACAGCCCGACGGTTCCGGCTGGCTTCGTGATGCTGCAAGGCATCGCGCCCGGGACGCTGGTATCACAGGGCAGTAACCTCGATTACAA